ATCAATAATATACCTTATTTTGGATTGAAGCCAATATGATAATGAGGGGGTGGAGTTTGTGACGTGGCGCGGGGCGTGGGAACGGGGCGGGTGACGTAGGTTTTAGGGCGGAGTAACTTGCATGTATTGGGAATTGTAGTTTTTTTAAAATGGGAAGTGACGTATCGTGGGAAAACGGAAGTGAAGATTTGAGGAAGTTGTGGGTTTTTTGGCTTTCGTTTCTGGGCGTAGGTTCGCGTGCGGTTTTCTGGGTGTTTTTTGTGGACTTTAACCGTTACGTCATTTTTTAGTCCTATATATACTCGCTCTGTACTTGGCCCTTTTTACACTGTGACTGATTGAGCTGGTGCCGTGTCGAGTGGTGTTTTTTAATAGGTTTTTTTACTGGTAAGGCTGACTGTTATGGCTGCCGCTGTGGAAGCGCTGTATGTTGTTCTGGAGCGGGAGGGTGCTATTTTGCCTAGGCAGGAGGGTTTTTCAGGTGTTTATGTGTTTTTCTCTCCTATTAATTTTGTTATACCTCCTATGGGGGCTGTAATGTTGTCTCTACGCCTGCGGGTATGTATTCCCGCGGGCTATTTCGGTCGCTTTTTAGCACTGACCGATGTTAACCAACCTGATGTGTTTACCGAGTCTTACATTATGACTCCGGACATGACCGAGGAACTGTCGGTGGTGCTTTTTAATCACGGTGACCAGTTTTTTTACGGTCACGCCGGCATGGCCGTAGTCCGTCTTATGCTTATAAGGGTTGTTTTTCCTGTTGTAAGACAGGCTTCTAATGTTTAAATGTTTTTTTTTTGTTATTTTATTTTGTGTTTATGCAGGAACCCGCAGACATGTTTGAGAGAAAAATGGTGTCTTTTTCTGTGGTGGTTCCGGAACTTACCTGCCTTTATCTGCATGAGCATGACTACGATGTGCTTGCTTTTTTGCGCGAGGCTTTGCCTGATTTTTTGAGCAGCACCTTGCATTTTATATCGCCGCCCATGCAACAAGCTTACATCGGGGCTACGCTGGTTAGCATAGCTCCGAGTATGCGTGTCATAATCAGTGTGGGTTCTTTTGTCATGGTTCCTGGCGGGGAAGTGGCCGCGCTGGTCCGTGCAGACCTGCACGATTATGTTCAGCTGGCCCTGCGAAGGGACCTACGGGATCGCGGTATTTTTGTTAATGTTCCGCTTTTGAATCTTATACAGGTCTGTGAGGAACCTGAATTTTTGCAATCATGATTCGCTGCTTGAGGCTGAAGGTGGAGGGCGCTCTGGAGCAGATTTTTACAATGGCCGGACTTAATATTCGGGATTTACTTAGAGACATATTGATAAGGTGGCGAGATGAAAATTATTTGGGCATGGTTGAAGGTGCTGGAATGTTTATAGAGGAGATTCACCCTGAAGGGTTTAGCCTTTACGTCCACTTGGACGTGAGGGCAGTTTGCCTTTTGGAAGCCATTGTGCAACATCTTACAAATGCCATTATCTGTTCTTTGGCTGTAGAGTTTGACCACGCCACCGGAGGGGAGCGCGTTCACTTAATAGATCTTCATTTTGAGGTTTTGGATAATCTTTTGGAATAAAAAAAAAAAAACATGGTTCTTCCAGCTCTTCCCGCTCCTCCCGTGTGTGACTCGCAGAACGAATGTGTAGGTTGGCTGGGTGTGGCTTATTCTGCGGTGGTGGATGTTATCAGGGCAGCGGCGCATGAAGGAGTTTACATAGAACCCGAAGCCAGGGGGCGCCTGGATGCTTTGAGAGAGTGGATATACTACAACTACTACACAGAGCGAGCTAAGCGACGAGACCGGAGACGCAGATCTGTTTGTCACGCCCGCACCTGGTTTTGCTTCAGGAAATATGACTACGTCCGGCGTTCCATTTGGCATGACACTACGACCAACACGATCTCGGTTGTCTCGGCGCACTCCGTACAGTAGGGATCGCCTACCTCCTTTTGAGACAGAGACCCGCGCTACCATACTGGAGGATCATCCGCTGCTGCCCGAATGTAACACTTTGACAATGCACAACGTGAGTTACGTGCGAGGTCTTCCCTGCAGTGTGGGATTTACGCTGATTCAGGAATGGGTTGTTCCCTGGGATATGGTTCTGACGCGGGAGGAGCTTGTAATCCTGAGGAAGTGTATGCACGTGTGCCTGTGTTGTGCCAACATTGATATCATGACGAGCATGATGATCCATGGTTACGAGTCCTGGGCTCTCCACTGTCATTGTTCCAGTCCCGGTTCCTTGCAGTGCATAGCCGGCGGGCAGGTTTTGGCCAGCTGGTTTAGGATGGTGGTGGATGGCGCCATGTTTAATCAGAGGTTTATATGGTACCGGGAGGTGGTGAATTACAACATGCCAAAAGAGGTAATGTTTATGTCCAGCGTGTTTATGAGGGGTCGCCACTTAATCTACCTGCGCTTGTGGTATGATGGCCACGTGGGTTCTGTGGTCCCCGCCATGAGCTTTGGATACAGCGCCTTGCACTGTGGGATTTTGAACAATATTGTGGTGCTGTGCTGCAGTTACTGTGCTGATTTAAGTGAGATCAGGGTGCGCTGCTGTGCCCGGAGGACAAGGCGTCTTATGCTGCGGGCGGTGCGAATCATCGCTGAGGAGACCACTGCCATGTTGTATTCCTGCAGGACGGAGCGGCGGCGGCAGCAGTTTATTCGCGCGCTGCTGCAGCACCACCGCCCTATCCTGATGCACGATTATGACTCTACCCCCATGTAGGCGTGGACTTCCCCTTCGCCGCCCGTTGAGCAACCGCAAGTTGGACAGCAGCCTGTGGCTCAGCAGCTGGACAGCGACATGAACTTAAGAGAGCTGCCCGGGGAGTTTATTAATATCACTGATGAGCGTTTGGCTCGACAGGAAACCGTGTGGAATATAACACCTAAGAATATGTCTGTTACCCATGATATGATGCTTTTTAAGGCCAGCCGGGGAGAAAGGACTGTGTACTCTGTGTGTTGGGAGGGAGGTGGCAGGTTGAATACTAGGGTTCTGTGAGTTTGATTAAGGTACGGTGATCAATATAAGCTATGTGGTGGTGGGGCTATACTACTGAATGAAAAATGACTTGAAATTTTCTGCAATTGAAAAATAAACACGTTGAAACATAACACAACGATTCTTTATTCTTGGGCAATGTAGGAGAAGGTGTAGGAATTAGTGGCAAATGTTTGACCAATGTATGTTTGATTGCTAGGCCAGCTCCATGAAAATGAAATTGAGTATGTACTGGCGGGAGTGGTTTGATTTTCATCAGTTCCATTAAGTGTAATAGTGAGTGTCATTGGTTTTTCTTTTTCTCCATTAAGATAAACCTGACTAACAATGTTGCTTTTTGCAGTTCTACTTTGAGTTTTTGGGTAAGCTTTAAGGTTGGGCATAAAACCAACTGCGTTAGTATATGCTGTAGCGTTTGTTAAATCCCCTTTTCTGAAATTCCAGTATTGGGGATCCAAACTAGAATGATTCATTAGCACTCCATGTTCATTAAATCTGAGAATAATGTGAGCACTACTTATTGTTCCGCTAATAGGAGCTAGGCTGCCCCTTACAGCCAGTGCTGACACAGTTGCAAGTACCTGACTGCCGCATTTAGTTAAAACTAGTGTTAGCTTAGCATCTTTTTCTGAGTGTATTTGACAATTAGGTGATGGGTCAGGAGTTGTCCACAGGGTAAGTTTGTCATCGCTTTTGTTTCCCACTGTTATAGCCCCTGTAGTATCAAAACTAAGGCCTGTTCCAAGTTTGGGAATCATACCACCGTTTGAGTCATAGTCCAATCCCAATCCTAGTTTTGTTTTAAGTGGGTTTGTATTTGTTGACGTATCATTACCAAATTCTAGACCTTGTGCTGCATGTATTGCAACAGCATCGGTGTCAAAAATAAGACCCTTTGTTGTTTTAAGATTTACTTCTAGCTTTTTAGAGTTTCCAGTTGTAAACAAGTGAAGGCCTTTATTGTAGTTTAAATCCAAGTTGTGTGTGCTTGAGTTTACATATAGGGGTCCCTGTCCTAGTTTTAGGCGTAGTTGGCTTTGGGCATCAAATGGATAATCAACATCGAGTATAAGACGCCTATTTACACTGTCTACACGCACTCCCCCTCCAGTTTTAAGTTCCATGTTACCAGATGTATCATACCCTATTGCGCCTGTAACTTTTGTGTGTAGCGCATTATTATCAATGGCAACACCCTGACCTGTACCTACTGTTAGTGCGTGAGAGTCGTTGGTCACTTGCAAAGGACCTGCAACTCTGAGCCCCAGTTTGCCATTGTTGTTGTAAAGTGGGTTTTCCATGTTAACACCCAAACTACCATTTGTAGTAGTTATAGGGGGTGAAGTAGTAATAGTAAGGGTGTTGTTATCAGTGGCAGAAAGGGGGCCCGATGTTTGCAGGGCCAGCTTTCCTTCTGACACTGTGAGGGGTCCTTTGGTGGCAATGCTAAGTTTAGAGTCTTGCACGGTTAACGGGGCCTGTGACTGCACGGTAAGACTGTTGCCCGCGACCACCAAAGGTGCGGCAGTGGCTACGGTAAGAATGCCTGATGTAACTGTGAGGGGCGCGGAGGTTTCCAGGCTTATGTTGGACTTTGTTTTTTTTAATGGCTCAGTGACGGTGGTTATATTTTGTGATGTAAGGTTGCCGGCCTCGTCCAGGGCTAGGCCGCTGCCCATTTTGAGCGCAAGCATGCCGTGGGAGGTGACGAGTGGTTCGGAAAGGCGCAGAGAAAGCACCCCAGGGGGACTTTCTTGGAACCCATTGGGGGAGACAAAGGGAGGGGTAAGGAAAGGCACTGTTGGGGGGCCGGTTTCCGTGTCATAAGGGTACACGGGGTTGAAGGTGTCTTCAGACGGTCTGGCGCGCTTCATCTGCAACAACATGAAAATAGTGGGTGCGGAGGGGCATGAACAAGAGGAATCTGACATCCCATTTAAACTGTGGAGAAAGTTTGCAGCTAGAAGACGACTGAGGTACCAGAGTTGGGAGGAGGGAAAGGAGGTGCTGCTGAATAAATTGGATAAAGATCTGCTAAGTGATTTTAAGTAAGTGATTCTTTATTGATTACATTTATTGTATTGTTTATTAGTTAAAGGGAATAAGATCTCTAAGACCGCATAAAGTCTTAATAAGGGTGCAAAGGTCCTCTGGACCCTGGCAGGGGAAGTGCAGACAGCCCTCAGTTTCTACTGACTGCTGAGTGACGGTGATGGGCCTTTCTCCCACCATAAGCAGCAGTTTTTGGCGCTTGGCGGGCAGCTTGTAGCTAAGGCGGTGGTTGCTGTGGTCCTTCTCGTAGGTAACTTTTGCCTGCTTAACCAGACAAAAAATACCTCTTTTACACTGGTGCAGGTTAACCATGTCTTGGAGCTCCTGATTTAGGCGTTCCTGCTCTGCCGCTGCTTTGCGCCTCTGTAGCAGACGCTGCTCGGTAATAATTCCGTCCATTTCTAGATCTAGGCCGTCAGTCATCTCCGCCTGTTAGATTAAAGTAGCTAATCTCAGTGGGAGTGGGAGAAGGAGGGCGATGCTGATTGGCTGGGACAATGCCGCCGGCAACAATTGGCTGCATCTGAATTATAGCGGGCGCGGGGAAAGTGGAATGGCTCATGGCGTCTATGGCGTTCCATCCAATATCCAGGTAGGGGTATATGGCTAGTGCAATTATGGTGCTACAAAATACAAAAACCGAGATGATGGCATACAACCAGGTTTCGGACAGGTCGCTTTTTTCAGTGTAGCAACTTGGAATGTTCCATATACGAGTAAATCTGCAAGATACATGTCTTTGGGGAGGCTTGGAGGTCTGGGAGCAAACCACAGTTAAGGTGTAAAAAATTAGTAAGAAAATCCAAGTAATTTTCATAATTAAAGAATTCTAAGAAGCTCAGCTATGGCCGTGTCTCTGTATTGAGGATGGTGTCTAAGGTATGCAATGCGCACACAGACCCAGTCAATGCATTGAATAAAGGCGATCACTACAGTGATGAGGCTGCAGATGAGCGTAAGGGTGACAAATCCGTAAAGCAGGTAGACTGTGAAGGCTGGAATGCAGTCTACTTCGATGTTAGCAACCGCGGCCAATGTGGAGCACGCGCAGAAAAGCGCAATAAGGGTCAATAATATAAAAACTCGAGGAATCATGTCTCATTTAATCATACTGCAAAAGAAAAAGAACAAGTGTTCAGCCCGTCCAATCTATGTATTCCATCATTGTTTGGGTTAAGCACAATAATGGGCTTATAAATGGGTGGTCGGGCGCGTTTGCGCTTTAGGCAGCAGGAAAGCCACATAATAATAAGGCAGACAAACATAAGCGCTATTGAAAACCACCACATGCCCAAGTTTGCCCAATTATTAACAAAGGTAGAAACTTGGGGCATATCTTGGGTAGATGTGAGTCCGGTAGCGGTGTTGTAAGAGTTCACTGTGTCGACCATGTCGAAGGCGGGCTGCTGAAGTTGCTGGATGAACTCCACGGGGCAGGTGCTGTTGAAGTCAGGCGCTCTCAGTCCAGGAAAGCCTGACTTTAAGGTTGTAGGCGTGTGTCTTGCCTTGCCAACCTGGCACATATTCCACAGAGTCCATTGTCCATGGGAATGACATTAAGCAGGGTAAAGTGGGGAGCTTTGAGGGGGGCGTTGCAAGACATGCTATTATAATGCTAAGGTTGTAAGCTGTTTTGCAATGCAAGCAAGAAGCGGCGGCAGCATGCTAAGGCATTTTCTTTTCTTCAATAAAGCTGCGTCTGCTTTTAAATTTAATATAAAGGAGGGTACACACCAAAGTAATCACTGTAATCAGGAGAGCAGTAAAGCAAAAAGTGCCAGTGTTCTCCACACACTTTTGTGGGGGCCACAACTTATACTGTTTGCTCATGTACATGGTAATGTCACACATTTCATAAAATGGAAATTCATACAAAAAAACTTTAGAATCATTACCCTGAAAAACTGTAACATTATAGTTGTTAGGGTCTCCAGGCTGCCAAATAGCATATACAGCATACTTGCCAGCTTTGTCTTTGTGGCGAATAATAAGCTTTTCATGTTCTGTGGTGCATTTTATAAGAGTGGTGCATTCATTAGCTTCGGATTTAAATGTAACATTGCAAGCTGGCTCCTTAAACTCTACCTGTTTGGCAGCACTGCAGACTGCCGCTAGGGTAAGCAAGCTTAAAATGATGTATTTAATCATCTTGGGTGGCGTCCCCAGCGTTTAATAAGCTGACAGTAAATGCAAACGTGTGCGCAGCAGGCGGCAAGCCTAAGACACAGAAGCGCTAGTATAAAAATAAAGAGAATTACAAGAGTGAGAATGACCCCGAGCCCGATTCCAGAAAAATTACCTGAAGCAGAGAAGCCCGTAGAGTTAGTAGAGTTCATACACCTTGCCTAAAAACAGTAAAAATGCGCTTCCAGGGGGTTAAGCTCACCTCCTCTTATGGAAAATGGGAATTATTGAGGTCTGTTGCTGGAAATGTTGGTTAACAATCAGGCGGTGGGTGCGGCGACCGGTGACGCACTGGTACGTTCCCGGCAGGTAAGGAGGGTGATTTTTTCTGATAAGCCCGGAGAGGTTGTCCGCGGCTCACTCCGTCTTGGTTGAAACTGTTGTAAATCACAAAGGAAGAGCCGTTAAGTACCGGCAAGGTACTTTTTGGCCCGCCTGTGCAAATCGCAGGTTTGGGTGGGTGAAGACGGTGGCGTTTACAGGAGCGACAGGAGCCCCAGTAGATTCTAATTTCTGTATTTATTATACTCAGTACAGAGATGGCAACAAAGATCTTGATGTAATCCAGGGTTAGGACAGTTGCAAACCACGGTCAGAACACAGGGACCCCTCTCCCGCTCCACTAGCAGGGGGCGCAGGGTAAACTCCCGAATTAGGCTACGAGTAAGCTCTACCTGGGTGGTGAGCCGGACGCCGTGCGCCGGGCCCTCGATATGCTCTTCGGGCAACTCAAAGTAACAAAACTCACCGGAGCCGCGGGCAAAGCACTTGTGGCGGCGGCAGTGGTCAAGGTGTGTTAGGCGCAGTTGCTCTGCCTCTCCACTAGTCATTCAGTCGTAGCCGTCCGCCGAGTCCTTCACCGCGTCAAAGTTGGGAATAAACTGGTCCGGGTAGTGGCCAGGAGGTCCAGAAAAGGGGTTGAAGTAAACCGAAGGCACGAACTCCTCAATAAATTGTAGAGTTCCAATGCCTCCGGAGCGCGGCTCCGAGGATGAGGTTTGCAGAGTTAAGATCGCCTGACGGGGCGTAAATGAAGAGCGGCCGGCACCGCCGATCTGAAATGTCCCGTCCGGACGGAGACCAAGCGAGGAGCTCACCGACTCGTCGTTGAGCTGAATACCTCGCCCTCTGATTTTCAGGTGAGTTATACCCTGCCCGGGCGACCGCACCCTGTGACGAAAGCCGCCCGCAAGCTGCGCCCCTGAGTTAGTCATCTGAACTTCGGCCTGGGCGTCTCTGGGAAGTACCACAGTGGTGGGAGCGGGACTTTCCTGGTACACCAGGGCAGCGGGCCAACTACGGGGATTAAGGTTATTACGAGGTGTGGTGGTAATAGCCGCCTGTTCCAGGAGAATTCGGTTTCGGTGGGCGCGTATTCCGTTGACCCGGGATATCATGTGGGGTCCCGCGCTCATGTAGTTTATTCGGGTTGAGTAGTCTTGGGCAGCTCCAGCCGCAAGTCCCATTTGTGGCTGGTAACTCCACATGTAGGGCGTGGGAATTTCCTTGCTCATAGTGGCGCTGACGACAGGTGCTGGCGCCGGGTGTGGCCGCTGGAGATGACGTAGTTTTCGCGCTTAAATTTGAGAAAGGGCGCGAAACTAGTCCTTAAGAGTCAGCGCGCAGTATTTACTGAAGAGAGCCTCCGCGTCTTCCAGCGTGCGCCGAAGCTGATCTTCGCTTTTGTGATACAGGCAGCTGCGGGTGAGGGATCGCAGAGACCTGTTTTTTATTTTTAGCTCTTGTTCTTGGCCCCTGCTCTGTTGAAATATAGCATACAGAGTGGGAAAAATCCTGTTTCTAAGCTCGCGGGTCGATACGGGTTCGTTGGGCGCCAGACGCAGCGCTCCTCCTCCTGCTGCTGCCGCCGCTGTGGATTTCTTGGGCTTTGTCAGAGTCTTGCTATCCGGTCGCCTTTGCTTCTGTGTGGCCGCTGCTGTTGCTGCCGCTGCCGCCGGTGCAGTAGGGGCTGTAGAGATGACGGTAGTAATGCAGGATGTTACGGGGGAAGGCCACGCCGTGATGGTAGAGAAGAAAGCGGCGGGCGAAGGAGATGTTGCCCCCACAGTCTTGCAAGCAAGCAACTATGGCGTTCTTGTGCCCGCGCCACGAGCGGTAGCCTTGGCGCTGTTGTTGCTCTTGGGCTAACGGCGGCGGCTGCTTGGACTTACCGGCCCTGGTTCCAGTGGTGTCCCATCTACGGTTGGGTCGGCGAACGGGCAGTGCCGGCGGCGCCTGAGGAGCGGAGGTTGTAGCCATGCTTGGACCGGTTGCCGATTTTTGGGGCGCCGGCGAGGGGAATGCGACCGAGGGTGACGGTGTTTCGTCTGACACCTCTTCGGCCTCGGAAGCTTCCTCGTCTAGGCTCTCCCAGTCTTCCATCATGTCCTCCTCCTCCTCGTCCAAAACCTCCTCTGCCTGACTGTCCCAGTATTCCTCCTCGTCCGTGGGTGGCGGCGGCAGCTGCAGCTTCTTTTTGGGTGCCATCCTGGGAAGCAAGGGCCCGCGGCTGCTGCTGATAGGGCTGCGGCGGCGGGGGAATTGGGTTGAGCTCCTCGCCGGACTGGGGGTCCAAGTAAACCCCCCGTCCCTTTCGTAGCAGAAACTCTTGGCGGGCTTTGTTGATGGCTTGCAATTGGCCAAGGATGTGGCCCTGGGTAATGACGCAGGCGGTAAGCTCCGCATTGGGCGGGCGGGATTGGTCTTCGTAGAACCTAATCTCGTGGGCGTGGTAGTCCTCAGGTACAAATTTGCGAAGGTAAGCCGACGTCCACAGCCCCGGAGTGAGTTTCAACCCCGGAGCCGCGGACTTTTCGTCAGGCGAGGGACCCTGCAGCTCAAAGGTACCGATAATTTGACTCTCGCTAAGCAGCTGCGAATTGCAGACCAGGGAGCGGTGCGGGGTGCATAGGTTGCAGCGACAGTGACACTCCAGTAGGCCGTCACCGCTCACGTCTTCCATGATGTCGGAGTGGTAGGCAAGGTAGTTGGCTAGCTGCAGAAGGTAGCAGTGACCCCAAAGCGGCGGAGGGCATTCACGGTACTTAATGGGCACAAAGTCGCTAGGAAGCGCACAGCAGGTGGCGGGCAGGATTCCTGAACGCTCTAGGATAAAGTTCCTAAAGTTTTGCAACATGCTTTGACTGGTGAAGTCTGGCAGACCCTGTTGCAGGGTTTTAAGCAGGCGTTCGGGGAAGATAATGTCCGCCAGGTGCGCGGCCACGGAGCGCTCGTTGAAGGCCGTCCATAGGTCCTTCAAGTTTTGCTTTAGCAGCTTCTGCAGCTCCTTCAGGTTGCGCTCCTCCAGGCACTGCTGCCACACGCCCATGGCCGTTTGCCAGGTGTAGCATAGAAATAAGTAAACGCAGTCGCGGACGTAGTCGCGGCGCGCCTCGCCCTTGAGCGTGGAATGAAGCACGTTTTGCCCGAGGCGGTTTTCGTGCAAAATTCCAAGGTAGGAGACCAGGTTGCAGAGCTCCACGTTGGAAATTTTGCAGGCCTGGCGCACGTAGCCCTGGCGAAAGGTGTAGTGCAATGTTTCCTCTAGCTTGCGCTGCATCTTCGGGTCAGTAAAGAACCGCTGCATGCACTCAAGCTCCACGGTAACAAGCACTGCGGCCATCATTAGCTTGCGTCGCTCCTCCAAGTCGGCAGGCTCGCGCGTCTCAAGCCAGCGCGCCAGCTGCTCATCGCCAACTGCGGGTAGGCCCTCCTCGGTTTGTTCTTGCAAGTTTGCATCCCTCTCCAGGGGTTGTGCACGGCGCACGATCAGCTCGCTCATGACTGTGCTCATAACCTTGGGGGGTAGGTTAAGTGCCGGGTAGGCAAAGTGGGTGACCTCGATGCTGCGTTTTAGCACGGCTAGGCGCGCGTTGTCACCCTCAAGTTCCACCAGCACTCCACAATGACTTTCATTTTCGCTGTTTTCTTGTTGCAGAGCGTTTGCCGCGCGCTTCTCGTCGCGTCCAAGACCCTCAAAGATTTTTGGCACTTCGTCGAGCGAGGCGATATCAGGTATGACAGCGCCCTGCCGCAAGGCCAGCTGCTTGTCCGCTCGGCTGCGGTTGGCACGGCAGGATAGGGGTATCTTGCAGTTTTGGAAAAAGATGTGATAGGTGGCAAGCACCTCTGGCACGGCAAATACGGGGTAGAAGTTGAGGCGCGGGTTGGGCTCGCATGTGCCGTTTTCTTGTCGTTTGGGGGGTACACGCGGTGAGAACAGGTGGCGTTCGTAGGCAAGGCTAACATCCGCTATGGCGAGGGGCACATCGCTGCGCTCTTGCAACGCGTCGCAGATAATAGCGCACTGGCGCTGCAGATGCTTCAACAGCACGTCGTCTCCCACATCTAGGTAGTCGCCATGCCTCTCGTCCCCCCGCCCGACTTGCTCCTTGTTTGCCTCTGCGTCGTCCTGGTCTTGCTTTTTATCCTCTGTTGGTACTGAGCGGTCCTCGTCGTCTTCGCTTACAAAACCTGGGTCCTGCTCGATAGTCACTTCCTCCTCCTCAAGCGGGGGTGCCTCGACGGGGAAGGTGGTAGGCGCGTTGGCGGCATCGGTGGAGGCGGTGGTGGCGAACTCAGAGGGGGCGGTTAGGCTGTCCTCCTTCTCGACTGACTCCATGATCTTTTTCTGCCTATAGGAGAAGGAAATGGCCAGTCGGGAAGAGGAGCAGCGCGAAACCACCCCCGAGCGCGGACGCGGTGCGGCGCGACGTCCACCAACCATGGAGGACGTGTCGTCCCCGTCGCCGTCGCCGCCGCCTCCCCGCGCGCCCCCAAAAAAGCGGCTGAGGCGGCGTCTCGAGTCCGAGGACGAAGAAGACTCGTCACAAGACGCGCTGGTGCCGCGCACACCCAGCCCGCGGCCATCAACCTCGGCGGCGGATTTGGCCAACGCGCCCAAGAAGAAAAAGAAGCGCCCATCTCCCAAGCCCGAGCGCCCGCCATCCCCAGAGGTGATTGTGGACAGCGAGGAAGAAAGAGAAGATGTGGCGCTACAAATGGTGGGTTTCAGCAACCCACCGGTGCTAATTAAGCACGGCAAGGGAGGTAAGCGCACGGTGCGGCGGCTGAATGAAGACGACCCAGTGGCGCGGGGTATGCGGATGCAAGAGGAAGAGGAAGAGCCCAGCGAAGCGGAAAGTGAAAGCACGGTAATGAACCCGCTGAGTCTGCCGATCGTGTCTGCGTGGGAGAAGGGCATGGAGGCTGCGCGCGCGCTGATGGACAAGTATCACGTGGATAACGATCTAAAGGCGAACTTCAAGCTACTGCCTGACCAAGTGGAAGCCCTGGCGGCCGTATGTAAGACCTGGCTGAACGAGGAGCACCGCGGGTTGCAGCTGACCTTTACCAGCAACAAGACCTTTGTGACGATGATGGGGCGATTCCTGCAAGCGTACCTGCAGTCGTTTGCAGAGGTGACCTACAAGCACCACGAGCCCACGGGCTGCGCGTTGTGGCTGCACCGCTGCGCTGAGATCGAAGGCGAGCTTAAGTGTCTACACGGGAGCATTATGATAAACAAGGAGCACGTGATTGAAATGGATGTGACGAGCGAAAACGGGCAGCGCGCGCTGAAGGAGCAGTCTAGCAAGGCCAAGATTGTGAAGAACCGTTGGGGCCGAAGCGTGGTACAGATCTCCAACACCGACGCGAGGTGCTGCGTGCACGACGCGGCCTGTCCGGCGAATCAGTTTTCCGGCAAGTCTTGCGGCATGTTTTTTTCCGAAGGCGCAAAGGCCCAGGTGGCTTTTAAGCAGATCCAGGCCTTTATGAAGGCGCTGTATCCTAACGCCCAGACCGGGCACGGTCACCTTCTGATGCCACTACGGTGCGAGTGCAACTCAAAGCCTGGGCATGCACCCTTTTTGGGAAGGCAGCTACCAAAGTTGACTCCGTTCGCCCTGAGCAACGCGGAGGACCTGGACGCGGATCTGATCTCCGACAAGAGCGTGCTGGCCAGCGTGCATCACCCGGCGCTGATAGTGTTCCAGTGCTGCAACCCTGTGTATCGCAACTCGCGCGCGCAGGGCGGAGGCCCCAACTGCGACTTCAAGATATCGGGGCCCGACCTGCTAAACGCGTTGGTGATGGTGCGCAGCCTGTGGAGTGAAAACTTCACCGAGCTGCCGCGGATGGTTGTGCCTGAGTTTAAGTGGAGCACTAAACACCAGTATCGCAACGTGTCCCTGCCAGTGGCGCATAGCGATGCGCGGCAGAACCCCTTTGATTTTTAAACGGCGCAGACGGCAAGGGTGGGGGGTAAATAATCACCCAAGAGTGTACAAATAAAAACATTTGCCTTTATTGAAAGTGTCTCCTAGTACATTATTTTTACATGTTTTTCAAGTGACAAAAAGAAGTGGCGCTCCTAATTTGCGCACTGTGGCTGCGGAAGTAGGGCGAGTGGCGCTCCAGGAAGCTGTAGAGCTGTTCCTGGTTGCGGCGCAGGGTGGGCTGTACCTGGGGACTGTTAAGCATGGAGTTGGGTACCCCTGTAATAAGGTTCATGGTGGGGTTGTGATCCATGGGAGTTTGGGGCCAGTTGGCAAAGGCGTGGAGAAACATGCAGCAGAATAGGCCACAGGCGGCCGAGTTGGGCCCCTGCACGCTTTGGGTGGACTTTTCCAGCGTTATACAGCGGTCGGGGGAAGAGGCAATGGCGCTACGGCGCAGGAGTGACTCGTACTCAAACTGGTAAACCTGCTTGAGACGTTGGTCAGAAAAGCCAAAGGGCTCAAAGAGGTAGCATGTTTTTGAGCGCGGGTTCCAGGCAAAGGCCATCCAGTGTACACCCCCAGTCTCGCGACCGGCCGTGTTAACTATGGCGCAGGCGAGCTTGTGTGGGGAAACAAAGCCTGGGAAGCGCTTGTCATAGGTGCCCAAAAAATATGGCCCACAACCAAGATCTTTGACAATGGCTTTTAGTTCCTGCTCACTGGAGCCCATGGCGGCAGCTGTTGTTGATGTTGCTTGCTTCTTTATGTTGTGGCGTTGCCAGCCGAGAAGGGCGTGCGCAGGTACACGGTCTCGATGACGCCGCGGTGCGGCTGGTGCACACGGACCACGTCAAAGACTTCAAACAAAACATAAAGAAGGGTGGGCTCGTCCATGGGATCCACCTCAAAAGTCATATCTAGCGCGTGGGCGGAGTTTGCATAGAGAAGGTTTTGGCCCAGGTCTGTGAGTGCACCCATGGACATAAAGTTACTGGAGAATGGAATGCGCCAAAGGGTGCGGTCGCAAAGAAACTTTTTCTGGGTAATACTGTCAACCGCGGTCTTGCCTATAAGCGGGTAGGGGAAGTTGGCGGGGTAGGCCTGTCCCTCTCGCATGGTGGGAGCGAGGTAACCAACAAAGCCAGAGTTATTGTGCTGGTGGAGGATGCCCACCTGTTGGTAGTCCTTGTATTTGGTATCGTCCACCACCTGACGGCTCATGGGCTGGAAGTTTCTAAAGAAGGAGTACATGCGGTCCTTATAGCTTTCTGGGATATAAAAGCCCTGGTAGCCTATGTTGTAGTTGGCTAGCATCTGTACCAAGAACCAGTCTTTGGTCATGTTGCATTGGGCAACGTTGTAGCCCTCTCCGTCAACTGAACGCTTGATCTCAAACTCGTTGGGGGTAAGCAGACGGTCATTGCCAGGCCAGCTAACAGAAGAGTCAAAGGTGATGGCTACCTTTTTGAAGGTGTGATTAAGGTAAAAGGTTCCGTCTAGGTAGGGTATGGAGCCAGAGTAGGTATAGTAAGGGTCGTAGCCGGAACCCAGGGATGGGGTTTCCTTAGTCTTAAGGCGCGTAAAGGCCCAGCCTCGGAAAGCCGCCCAGTTGCGCGAGGGGATAGAGATGGGCACGTTGGTGGCGTTGGCGGGTATGGGGTAAAGCATGTTGGCGGCGGATAGGTAGTCGTTAAAGGACTGGTCGTTGGTGTCGTTTCTAAGCATGGCTTCAAGCGTTGAGGCGGTGTTGTGGGCCATCGGAAAAAAGGTGGCGTAGAGGCAAATGCTGTCAAACTTAATGCTGGCTCCGTCAACTCTTAGGTCGTTTCCTAGGGAGCTTTGCAGGACCATGTTAACATCTTTCCTGAAGTTCCACTCGTAGGTGTATGAGCCCGGCAAGAGTAGGAGGTTCTTAATGGCAAAAAACTTCTGAGGAACCTGGATGTGAAAGGGCACGTAGCGACCGTTGCCCAGCAACATGGAGCGGTAGCGTAGGCCCGCATTGCGGTGATGGTTAAAGGGGTTGACGTTGTCCATGTAGTCCAATGACCAACGCGCTCCAAGGTTAATGTAGCAATCCACCAACCCGGGAGCCACCACTCGCTTGTTCATATAATCGTATGAATTAGGGTTGGGAGATATTTCCACATTTGTAGGAGTGTATTTTAGCTTGTCAGGCAGGTACAGTGCAATGTTGGAGTAGAGGAAATTTCTCCATAGGTTGGCATTAAGGTTAATCTCCAGGGCAAAGTTGTTTCCCACACCTATTTCATTACGTGCCGCAAAATCGTCATTTTTGGTCCAGTTTTGAGGATTACCGTTTCCGTTTGATTTTATACCTTGGTAGGTGTCAGTTACCCCTATACCGCCAAGTGGGAAGCAGTAATTTGGCAACTCATCCTCAGTTCCATGATTTTCAATGATTCTGACATCTGGATCATAGCTGTCTACAGCCTGATTCCACATGGAAAAGTATCTGGTTCTATCGCCAATAGAATCAAGCAAAAGTTGATATGACAGCTCTGTGTTTCTGTCCTGCAAGTCTACCACGGCATTTAGTTGTGATGCTTGTCCAGCAAGGACACCCATGTTACCAGTGCTGTTGTAATACATAAGGCCAATAAAATTGTCCCTAAAAGCGATGTAATTGGGTCTGTTTGGCATTGCTTGTTGACCCAACATAGCCTTAGAGTTTTCATCAGTTTTGCTTGGTTTGTATGAAATGTGAGTATCAGGAGTTTCCATATTAACATCCTCACTGTACAAAACAATACTTGGCTGAACAGCATTTCTTTCATTCATGGCAGTGCCAGAGGGGGCAAAAAACTGCATTTCAACTTTAGACTCTAGAGCACCTTGGTTGTTTGCTACTAGTATACCTTGACCCCCATTTTTATTTGTAGGTCTGGCATACGATCCGTAGCATGGTTTCATGGGAGTAGTCTTTTTTAGTACTCTGCCTCCAGATGCAGTTGCTTCAGCTTCATTCCACTGAGATTCTCCAACCTGAGGTTCAGGTTGATAAGTGGGATCGGCAAAAACTGGATTGCCTTCAGTTTGGGTATCAGAAACTATTTGTAAGCCATTGGCGGTAATTTTTTCCCCTGCCAAAGGAGCCTGAGCATATACATGAGTCTTCTTAACCTTCTGATCAGCTTGTGGTGCTTCTGCCTCCTCCTCTGCCTCCTCCTCCTCTGCCTCCTCCTCATCTTCAAGTTCTTCAGCCATTTCCTGAGTTGGTTCTTCTTGTTCCCACTCGCAGGAATTGGGAGCGCCTTTGGGGGCTAGAGCGTTGTAGGCAGTGCCGGAGTAGGGCTTAAAAGTGGGGCCCCGGTCCAGCACGCCGCGAATGTCAAAGTATGTGGAAGCCATGTCAAGCACACGGTTGTCACCCACAGCCAGGGTAAACCGCGCCTTGTACGAGTATGCGGTATCCTCGCGGTCCACGGGGATAAACCGCAGCGTCAAACGCTGAGACCGGTCTGTGGTCACGTCGTGCGTAGGCGCCACCGTGGGGTTTCTAAACTTGTTATTCAGGCTGAAGTACGTCTCGGTGGCGCGGGCGAACTGCACCAGCCCGGGGCTCAGGTACTCCGAGGCGTCCTGGCCCGAGATGTGCATGTAAGACCACTGCGGCATCATCGAAGGGGTAGCCATCTTGGAAAGCGGGCGCGCGGCGACTCAGCAGCTCCTCTGGCGGCGACATGGACGCATACATGACACACATACGACACGTTAGCTATTCAAAAGCATCGTCGGCGCTTTAGGGATTGCACCCCCAGACCCACGATGCTGTTCAGTGTGCTTTGCCAGTTGCCACTGGCTACGGGCCGCAACGATCGCGGACCGCTGGCGGCACGGCGCAGGGACGCGCGGCTAGGGCGGGTTACAACAACGGCGGACGGCCCTGGCAGCACAGGTTTCTGCTGGGTGTCAGCGGGGGGAGGCAGGTCCAGCGTTACAGGTGTGTGCTGGCCCAACACTCCGGTAGCCATGGGCGCGATGGGACGGGTGGTGGGCAGGCCTTGCTTTAGCGCCTCCTCGTACGAGGGAGGCTCGTCGATTTGTGTCACCAGAGTCTCTTCCCTGTCGGGGCGCGGGCGCTTTTCGCCACGCCCATCTGGCAACACTGTCTCCACGGCCGGTGGAGGCTCCTCTACGGGAGGGCGGGGATCAAGCTTACTGTTAATCTTATTTTGCACTGCCTGGTTGGCCAGGTCCACCACCCCGCTAATGCCAGAGGCCAGGCCATCTACCACCTTTTGTTGGAAATTTTGCTCTTTCAACTTGTCCCTCAGCATTTGGCCTGTGCTGCTGTTCCAGGCCTTGCTGCCATAGTTCTTAACGGTGGAACCGAAATTTTTAATGCCGCTCCACAGCGAGCCCCAGCTGAAGGCGCCACCGCTCATATTGCTGGTGCCGATATCTTGCCAGTTTCCCATGAACGGGCGCGAGCCGTGTCGCGGGGCCAGAGACGCAAAGTTGATGTCTTCCATTCTACAAAATAGTTACAGGACCAAGCGAGCGTGAGAGTCCAGACTTTTTATTTTGATTTTTCCACATGCAACTTGTTTTTAATCAGTGTCTCTGCGCCTGCAAGGCCACGGATGCAATTCCGGGCACGGCGCCAATCGCCGCGGCGATCAGTGGAATAAGGAGGGGCAGGATACCGCCGCGCATGCGACGGTGCGACGCGCGCCGCCGCCGGTGGTGCGCACGACGCATGCCGCCCGTCAGGCCGTGGCCGGCCATGCCCCTCCTACGGTGCATTCTTCCTCGGAATCCCGGCACCGGGAAACGGAGGCGGCAGGTGAGGGCCATATCTGCAAGAACCACAAAGACCGGCTTTTAAACGATGCTGGGGTGGTAGCGCGCTGTTGGCAGCACCAGGGTCCTGCCTCCTTCGCGAGCCACCCTGCGCACGGAAATCGGGGCCAGCACGGGCTGGCGACGGCGACGGCGGCGGCGGGTTCCAGTGGTGATTCGGCGTCGGGTAGTTGCTCGTCTTCTGGGGCGGTAGGTGTAGCCACGATAGCCGGGGGTAGGCGCGATGGAAGGATGTAGGGCATATTCGGGCAGTAGCGCGCTGGCGGCGCCGTACTTCCTCGAACGGCGCGGACGCCGGGGGGCTGAAACGCGAAACATCCACGGGTCCGTTTGCACCTCCGTAGAGGTTTTGGACGCGGCCGCAGCGGCCGCCTGCACCGCGGCATCTGCCACCGCCGAGGCGACCGGGGACGTTTGTGTCTCCATGCCCTCTGTGGCAGTGGCAATACTAGTGCTACTGGTGGTGGGTATCTGAACGTCCACGGTCTGCACGCCCAGTCCCGGTGCCACCTGCTTGATTGGTCGCACGCGGACCTCGGGCTCCAGCCCAGGCTCCACGGTCATTTTTTCCAAGACATCTTCCAGTCGTTGGCGCTTGGGCACCATGAGCTGCACGGTGGGCGCCAAGTCACCAGACTCGCGCTTTAGGCCGCGCTTTTCTTCGGACGGTGCAAGCGCGGGCAGCACCTGCTGCAGTGTCACGGGCTTTAGGCTAGGTGTTGGGTTGCCCTCGTCCAGCGGCAACGCCAGCATGTCCTTATGCCGCTTTCCGTAGGCAAACTCCCCGAGGCGCTCGTTGGCCTGCTCAAGCAGGTCCTCGTCGCCGTACACCTCATCATACACGCGCTTGTAGGTGCGGGTGGAGCGCTCACCGGGCGTAAAGACTACGGTGGTGCCGGGTCGCAAAACACGTCTTACGCGTCGACCTTTCCACTGTACCCGCCGCCTGGGCGCGGTCGCGTGCAACAGTTCCACCTCGTCGTCAAGTTCATCATCATCATCTTTCTTTTTCTTTTTGACCCGCTTTAGCTTTCGGGGCTTGTAATCCTGCTCTTCCTTCTTCGGGGGGCCATAGATCTCCGGCGCGATGACCTGGAGCATCTCTTCTTTGATTTTGCGCTTGGACATAGCTTCGATGCGCGCCGCCGCCGCTGGATACATACAACAGTACGAGTCTAAGTAGTTTTTTATTGCAATCTAGTTGCGCGGGGGGCGGGTGCGCACGGGCACGCGCAGGCCGCTAACCGAGTCGCGCACCCAGTACACGTTGCCCCTGCGACCCTGAGTCATAGCACTAATGGCCGCGGCTGCTGCGGCGGCCGCTCGTCGCCTGGACCTGGGGGGCACAGTGACAATACCCGCGGCCAGCCTTCGAGCGGCTCGCATGGCCGCCCGTCGGCCGGTGCGACGTGCGCGGTTAAGCAGGGCCGCCGCCGCGCGTTGGGCGGCAGTGCCGGGTCGGCGGCGGGGGGGGGGGGGCTCCGGGCGCAAGATGTT